CTATCCCGCCTATATCATCAAACGACCGTTTTTGCCGTGCAATCTATGGGCCTGTAAAGCGCACGGCCACGACAAAACCGGACAAGCGTGCTGCGGTCGACGTGGAAGATCCGGGCGATCTCGGCATAACTGGCGCCCTGCTCCAGCAGTACCTGAATCACATCCTCCCGGCCAGAGAGCTTGGTGTGCTTGCCGACGGCACCGCGGGGGCGGCCAAGCTTGACACCCTCGGAGCGTTTGCGCTCCAGCGCCTCCTTGGTGCGCTGCGAGATCAGGTTACGCTCAATCTCTGCGGAGAGCCCGAAAGCGAAGGCCAGCACCTTGCTCTGAATATCGTCGCCCAGGCGGAAACCGTCCTTGATCGTCCAGACCCGGCAGCCCTTATCCATGCACAGGGCGAGGATCTCCATAATCATATACAGACTGCGGCCGAGCCTGGATAGCTCGGAGCAGATGATGAGATCCCCGTCGCCGGCACGAGCGAGGAGCTGCCCCAGCTGGCGCTTGTCCGGGGTCTTAGTGCCGGAAATCGTCTCCTCGATCCAACTGTCCACGGACAGGCCCTCCCGGGCGCAGAATTGATTGATCTCATAACGCTGATTTTCGACCGTCTGCACATCGGTGCTGACACGGATGTAACCATAGATCATTGCCGTATATCCTTTCACTATTTTTTGGGAGGTCTTAACAGTGGGATTATACTACCTGCACGGAAAATGCGATGGGGCCTATATGTGCCCGCAGGGCGAGCCCTTTCCCGACGCCGTCGAGATGAACGAGGATCAAATTAGCGCATATCGTGAGTTCCACGGGTTCGGCGACATCGTCGACGGGATCTTCACCGGGGACCAGGCGCTGTTGGACGCCTGGAACAACGAGCACCCGAACACGCCGGCGACGCCGGAGGCAACGGCGCAGGACGATACCGACGCCATGATCGTTGATCACGAGTACCGGTTGACCCTGCTGGAGCTGGGCGTCGCGGACGAGACATCCTCGACGGAAGGAGGTGAATCATAATGCTGTATCGCACGCTGAAACGCATGATCGAAAGAGGCCTGACCGATGGAATGACGGAGAAGCTGGACGTATTCTATGCGGCCAACAAAATCACGGAAGCTCAGTACACAGAGCTGACCAGCCTGCTGACCGAATCTACCGCAGTCTAAGGAGGCAGCGCATGAAAGAGGCAATCATCGTGGCGCTGATCACCGGCGGGCTGTCGCTGCTGGGCGTGGTGCTGAGCAATCGGGCGGTCTACAACAAAAACCAGGCCAATCTGCAGACGACTCAGGCCGTGACCAACGAGAAAATTGAGGAGCTGACCCGAGAGGTGCGGGCGCACAACGGGTTTGCGCAGAAAATCCCGGTGATCGAGGAGCAGATCAAGGTCGCCAACACCCGCATCAAGGATTTGGAGGCGGTGTCCAAATTGGACACCGGGAGGTGACGGAATGAAAATAATGCTTGTATCCGGGCACGGCGCCGGGGACCCCGGCTGCGTGGCCACAATGAAGGGTGTCACCTACAAGGAAGCCGAGGAGACAATCAAGGTGGTTGATCTGCTGAAACCCCTGCTGGAGCCCTATGCCGAGGTCGGCGTCTACGACGAGGCGCGGGACGCTTTCAGGGACGCCAAGGCCGGGACGCTAGCCGCAAAGCTCAAGGGCTGGGATTACGTGCTGGAGATCCACTTCAACGCCTGCGTGGGCGACTACATAGGCAACGGCCAGACGACCGGCGCGGAGATCTTCTATCCGTCCAGAGGCAGATCCAGCGGCGCGGAAGACGCAATCATGCGGGGGCTCGCCGCGCTTGGCCTGAAAAACAGGGGAGAGCAAGCCGGCATCTTTGCCGTGATCAACACCGCCCACAACATGGGCTGCAAGGCCAACCTGCTGGAAGTCTGCTTTTTGGACGATGCGGACGACATACGGATATACACAAAAAACCGCCAGGCAGTGGCGCAGGCTATCGCCGACGGCGTGGTGTCGGCCTTCGGGCTGACGGAAAGCGAGGATGAAGTGAGATACGCACATCTGAAAGACATCCCCAACGACTGGGGGGCGCGGGACATGGTGGACAAGCTGATGACCGCCGGCGTGATCGCCGGGGACGGCAGCGACAAGACCGGCAACGGCGACAAGATCGACCTGTCCCAGGACATGGTCCGGCTGCTGGCGTTCAATTACGCGGCCGGTCTTTACGATGCGGCGTTGGAGGCCAAGGGGCTAAACCGCAATGACTAAGTCGGAGTATAAGGTCCGGTGGGTGCTGATCGTCTGGACGCTCGTCAACATCGCGGGCTTTGTTCTGGCGTTCTACGCCGTGCATGAGGCGTTTAGCGGGTCGTTGCCGTGGATCACCGGCATGGTGGGAGTATTCGACGGCGCCGTGGCCACGGTGCTTAACAAGGACACCGACAAATCGCGGGCGGAGAACACTGCCAACGGGATTGTATACGAGGCCGCGAAGGCAAAAAATTTTGGAAGGGATCTATAAGGAGGAGTAAAAATGAAATGGATAGATCTGATCGTGAGCGTGCTGGCGGGGCTGGCCGTGTGCCTGCCGCTGGCGGTGAAGCTGGCGCAGTCCGTCACCCAGGCGGTAAAGGAAAAGAACTGGACGCGGCTGCTGGAGTTCGTCATGAGGTACATGGCGACGGCCGAGACAAAGTTTGCCGACGGCGCGACCCGAAAAGAGTGGGTGCTGGCCATGGTGCAGGCATCCGCCAAGGAGCTTAACTACGACGTGGACATCGATGCCGTGGGCAAGATGATCGACAAGCTCTGCGGCATGAGCAAGGTGGTCAACGCGCCCAGCGAGACCGACGCGGCCAAGAGCTTCGCGTGAATGAGGTGGAAAGGGCCCGGCGATACCGCCGGGCCCTTTTATACGTTACTAAATTGTAAAAAAGTTCCGCCACGGCTTGCAAATTTACACGGAATGTATTATATATTAAACAAGAAGATTGATTTTCCACAATATTTTAGAAAATCAACTGAGATTTGAGTGCATTATTATCTGTATGGAATAATAATATTGGCAGAGGGACAAAATGACAGTAACTCAAATACAAAAGAAATTTCCGAATTATTATCCTGCTTGCGGTGTTCCTCCGCAAGCAAAAGAGCAAGATCTTAAGGTGTATCGAATTTGCAACTATGGCACAATCGACAAAAAAGCGTTCTATTCGCACTATGAGTTGTGGAAATACGAGGATATCACATTGAAAAACATGGAGCCCGGCTGGGAGGATGATATTTTCTATTATTCCGTTTCAGTTTTTAAAGACTACAAAGATGCCATGAGTGTATATAGATTGCTTTCAAAGTTCAATCCACCCGCAATTATTGCCGCCGGATATACCCGTGGGGCATTTGGCCCATGTCTACAAAATGCGAAAAAAACAAGCAACAGAAAATCGCATGTTGATTGGTGGCTATATGAAGATGCGCAGCCACAAGGTCTTTTTAATGAGGTTAAACTATAATGAATTATCCAGATCCTTATTTCGAAAATGTACCCAATGTCGGGAATCTTAGCATGGAATATGTCATCGTTGAAGATGAATATCCCTTGTTGTTCTTAGCAATTGATGATTTAGAAAGACGCTATCTATGTGTTTGCTGTGACATTAGAGGCTCGCAGCGATGGATTATCAATCAACTGCCCGATAAAAATATACTTGATTTGCTTTTAAACAAACTTACGTTGCGAGACGCATTTGTGGAAGGTAATCGGGCAAAAATTCTGGCAACTTTCGACTATGAAGTAAGAAAAGATGAATATGTGGTCGTTGATGGAGATGACATCCCGAAAGAAGATCTTCCTATGGAAGGTGAATACCTTGACGAAGATCTTGCGGATCATCTCCCATATGTGCTTAAATTGTGTGGAATTCCTGACAGAAATATTGAATATGAAGAGCCGCCAATTGTTATTAAGGATGCTACATTAAAGACAGCACTATCGGTTAATATACCGATCGAGGCAGATGTACCCACTAATTATTTTCTTTCGGAATCTCGTTTTCTATCCTCGAGTAAACCGGAGGATGATGATCTTTCTGCTGCATGAATGAAAGGAATTAACATGACTCCTGTGAATGAAGTGTCTAGTGCTGTTTTGGAAATGAAATCTATGCGAATCAAACGCTGCAGTTTTGAAATTAAAGCGGAGTCCGTAACAGATACAGAACTACAGTTAACCGTTAATAGAGAAATCTTTGATTCCACAGATTCTTCAGATTCTTTGGTTTCGCTTACTGCAACTATTACTAATAAACTCAGTGAATTTGAAGTGATAGTTGTTTGCGAGGGCATCTTTTCCGTTAATGCTGCTGTTGAGGAAGCATCAGTTCGCAGCGCCCTGATCAAGAAAAACGCGGTTGCAATTTTATTTCCATATATAAGATCTCAAATTA